CACGTTGACCTGCCCGGATACGGTCAGGTTCGTCTTGATCTCCGTGGGCAACTGCTTCAGGTCGAGGACGTAGGGCCGCGCCGTCGCCACCTTGTGCCGAACCTCGGTGGAGTAGAACCGGTAGTCCTTCGTCGTCTTGTTGAAGTTCGCGGTGTCCTTGCACGTCGGGAACGTGTTGAAGCATTGAACGCCGGTCGCCGTGCAGGGCGAACTGCCGAACGTCCGCGAGCAGTAGTCCATCGTCAGGATGACGAGCGCGAACGGAGTCCCGGCCCCTGCGGGGACCGACGTTGGGGGCGTGACGACGAACCCGTAGTCCGGCCAGTAGTCATCCGGCCAGTACCGATCCGGTTGCCCCGTTCCGGGGAAATATCCCGGTGTGAACGCCATGCTACGTGGCCGTCAAGGTGACGGCGGTACGGTTGCCGTTCGCGTCCACGGTTGCCACGATGCGGTTTGCGCTGTCTCCGGTGTCCCGGAAGGTGATCGTTGCCGTTCCTCCACCCGATATCTTTCCAAGCAAAGCAGCGGCCATCATGCGGAGCATCTGCCGCATCGTGTACGTTCCCTCGATCACTTCGTCAACGATGGAGTCCACCGCTCCCGCCGCGATGGTCACGGCGTTTGTTGACAGCGCCGCCGTTCCAGCCGTCCTCAGTTTGAACGACCCGCAGAACCCCGCAGGGTTCACGGTGGAGACTGTCAACGTGCAGAACACGGCGTACTCGCCAGCCGCGTATCCCGTCGTGTCGATGGCGATCTCATGCAGGCCGTTGCTGTAGTTCGCGTGTGAGAGAAGGGTCGGTGTGCCGGATGCCGTTGGAGCAGCGTCGGAAGCCGCACCCGCGAGACGAACGTCGTACAGAGGAGTGGCTCCGTCAGCCGCCGTGCCGGTCGTGTCGTTTGCGGCGAACCAGAAGTAGACTGTATCGGCGATCTCGGCGTATTTGTATTGCATTACAGGTTCCCCCCTCGGATCTCCGGTCTTCCGCCAGCAGCGGGTGCGGCTCCATCGCCAAGTCCAAGCGTCGGCATCTCTGGATCGGTGTACCACTCCTGAGATCCAATGTCCCTGTATGTTCCGTTCGGCCTTGTCTGTCCGAAAACATCCGTTGATGGAGTAGGGGAGGTTGCCGTGGTCGCAAGCCCGATCATGTCGGACCATGACCCTAAATATGTAACAAATGGGAAATAGGGGTACTTAGTAACACTTGTATGCGAAGAAATCGCACCGTTATAGCAGTACCCCAAATCCACTACGGTTATAGACGCGCTGCTACTAGACAGGGGACCCATCAGGATTGATCTCTGATTCGTCACGGCTGTATAAAATCTCGAACTGTAATTGATAGAGGAACCAGACATACCTAGGGTGCAGTCGATTATTTTCACTCTTGTATAATGAGATGTGTCTGGTCCGTAGACCATAAGCGGAGCACCATAAAACCCTAGCAGGAGGCAACCAGTAAATATGGCAGGATGATTGGTATGTAATGCTGTTGATTTCCTGTACCCAACGAATGCTCCTCCATAACTTGAAAATATGCAATTAGAGACATCTATGATCCCGTTTGTGTCAGATGCCATTGTCCAGTCGTAGCAACGGAAAGCATACGATCCACCCGAACCAATACATCCAACTAAACAATTAACTACCTGTAAACTGTTTAGTGTCTGCCCGCCGGTTGAAGGAGATAGGTCCATGCAATAATTACCACCGCCGGTCCCCATTAGAGCAAGTCCATTTATTTTCCAGTAGTCCCAATTATCAGATACGCTTAATAAAGAAGTGCTTTCCGCATAATCGGACCCTGAAAGGGTCGTTGCATCTATCGCTATTACCCCCGTCTTCCCGCTGCCATTGGACCCGTCGTAGTCTCCCCGCAACTCATTGATTGATCCGGTTGCGCCTACTACAGACGGCGTGATCCCCTTCTCTGCATAATAGCCGGGAGCAACTAACACCAAATGACCCCCGCCAGCGGCGGTAGCCAACGCCATCGCATTCGCCACATTTTTCTTGGCGTTCGCCCACGAAAGCCCGTCTCCGGTGTTGTCTGCTCTTGCGATATCGGCATAATAGGTTCCCATCAGATCACCTCCCACGCGCCGGGAGTACGGACGGTATTCCCGTTACCATCAACGGTGCGAGTCCACGTTCGCTGAACGGTTTTCCCCAAAGATGCAGAGGCAAAGGACTCCGACAATTCCAGCCCATACTCAGGGTCCGTGTTCGGGACACCCGTATTCCTTACGATCTGATACACGACATCCGGTGCGGCGTTAAACAAGGCACTCGGATCGTGACCGCTGATCTTCCGATACCAGAGGTCTGGAATGCTACCCAGTTCTCCTTCCTCTAACCATCGCAGTACGGCTACGGTAAGCCCACTCCGCGCCACGATGAAGTCCCGCACCGATACCCACTTCAGAGCGGTCGTCGCTCCAACGCCGTGACGAGTCACGAACGCCAGCGTTCCCTGCTCGATGGTTATGCCCGGAGAGATCAGTCCGTCTGGGTAGTGAACCTTGAACGCCGTGGCGATGGCCGTCTGCGCGGTGGTTGGATTTCCCTGTGCCGGGTTCGCCACGCAGTAGTCGAATATCTCCGACATCGCCTGACGGAACCGCGCCGCGACAGGAGCGAGGCAATCCTGCAAGTCACCGTTCACTCCCGCGATGATCGTGTCTAATTTGCTCATTCGTACCACCTTCCGTCGAGGTCGAGAGAGATGCGGTCGTAGTAGACGCCGTTCGACTTCGGGGTGCCTGCATCGGCACCTTCCGACAGCGCGACGAAGAAGGCGTCCGCCGGATACGCCGTCAGGTCCGCTGCGAAGAAGAACGGCTCCAGTTTCGTCGCGTGATCGGTCAGGAACGGAATGAAGTAGTCGTCCACGAACGCGACTGGAACGCTCGTCCACGACGGCGCGATCTTCACCGTCCGATGCTGGTAGTTCACCCCGAGCGTAATCGCCGACTTGCTCCGATTCGACTCCGCCTTCGCGGAGAGGACATACGGCGTGAAGGGAGCGTCCGGGCCGAACGGGAACTCCATGCGCACTCCGAGGACGCATACGGCAACCTGCGCGGCGACGGACCCCGTGACGATCTTCACCCGCCAGTACCGCGCCGATGCCGTGGTGAAGGTCTTCAGGATCGGCTTGTCGGTCGTCGGAGCGAACCCCGCCAGCCGCTCCGTCCATGACGATCCGTTCGATGAGGATTCCACCGACACCGTAGCCGATGCCGTCCCGAGATTGTGCGACGCGATCCCGAGCGCGTCCGCGGAATGAGCGGTAGCGCAATCCACCGTCAGGTACTTCGTCCCGGAGGACGCCGCCTTCCACTCGGTGTACTCCCGCAGGTCGCTGATGTGGAGAACGTCGTACCCCGTCGCCGTGTCGGTCGCTGTAGGCGTTCCGTCGAGGAAGCGATTGTCTGAAAGGATTATCGGGTCCATCTACGCCCCCGCCACCACGACCTGATGGCTTCCCATATCGTTCACTTCACCACGTCGTCGATGACGGTGATTGCCACCTTCAGCGCGGTATTGCGCTCCGCACCGTTGCGAAGTTCCACTTCGCCCTCCATCTCCCCGAGGACGATGTTCTGCGCGGCGGTCACGTCCACGTAGCCCGCGCCCGTGGTAACGTCCGTCCACGTACAGGCGGTCGCCGCGATCACCATCGTCGATCTTCCAGCCCGTCGCATCCCGAAGTAGGCTGTCCAACCCGTGAGGTCTGAGCCGAGCGCGAACGTCAGGCGGAAGGAATCTCCACGGACGACGATGAGCGTCTGCGAAGATAGCGCGTAGGACTGCGTGACCGTTCCGGCGAGGGTTGGAAGTACTGTAGCGGCGGCATCCACAGATACCAACTGCTGTCCGCTTCCCCATTCCACCAGACGCCCGTTTCTACCGATGAGGAACTCGGCAAACGCGCCCGCCTTAACGTCTGGGATCGTTATGTCCAGCGGGTATGAGTCGTAGTTATCGGAACAGTTTACGACGATGGAAAGTGTCCCGCCGACAACCGCCGCGCCCCCGGATGCGTCCACTATCAGGTAGAGAACCTTGTACCAGTTAGTGCTTCCGGTCCATCCGGCGTCCTGCGTCCACAAGCCATTTTCATCAAGTACCCCCAATGCAGAGTTCGTGTTGCCGTCAAGGGTGGAAAGCGTTTTCAGACTGATCGTGCTGCCTGCTCCGATAGTTCCATCAAACGATACATCGAGCGGAGGCGTACCCACAGATCCGTTCCAGTTGCAGGCGGAAAGATATTGCGGGAACAGCCATCTGGCCTGTCGCGCTCCTGCGATACCACCGGCAGGTTGAATGCCGCTTATCATCGCCTGAATCGCGTTGAGATCGTCCTGATCGAGTGTCGCCATTTACACCACCCCCGCTTCGACTGCCTTGTTGATGTACGGCACGATGGATCGGGCGAACTGGTCGTGGTCTACAACGTCGCCGGAAATGTAGAAGTTGACGATGGGAGAGGCGGCGGCTTGCTTCTCCATCGTCGGCGAGGAGGGAAGCGAAGGTGCCGAGTACGACGGGACGCTCATGCTGCCGCTCCCGCCCGACGCGCTCCCGCCTTCGAACTTCTGCGATTGGATCGAAGCGATCCGCATCAGGCCCGTCGCCACCGTAATCGCCGCGAGTGGAATGCCCGCAATCGGCCCGAGTCCGAGTGGAGGAGGGGCCAGAGCGGCGGCGGCACCGGAAAACGTCGAGATGAGGGCGGAGGCGATCTGCGTCGCCTTCATCGCGTTGAACAGGGCTTTGTTCTTCCCCTTCGTTGCGGAGTTCGCCGCTTCCATCAGGCCAGCCGCCATGCCGAGATACCCCTGCACGACGGCGACGCGCTGCTGATTCGTCGTCTGGTCGGCTTGCACGGAGTATTCGTTGTATGCTGCGCGGATCTCCGCCTTCCTCGTTTCGGTCTCCTCGATGATCGCGGCTTCTTCCATGCCCTGCGCCCGGAGCCGCGCCATCTCAAGATTCCTTGCTTCCTCCATCGCCATGATCTTTTGATCCTGCACGGCGGCCCACGCCTGATACCCCTGCGAATATACGTCGCTTCCCATCGCCGGACCGACCTCAAGTCCTTGCTGCGCGTTCGCCATGTCGTTGTACGCCTGCCCGATCCCCGGCGAACCGAGGTCGGTGAACGCCTTCGCTATCTGCGCCTGCCCCTGCTCGCGCAGTATGTCGGCCTGCTGGCGGGTCAGGTCGGTGATCTCTCGCTGGAGTTCCATGCGGCGGATGTCGAGGTCGTTCGCTTCCTTCGTCTTGATCGCCTCGATCCCGGCGAGCAACTGCAACCGCTCCGCGTCCAGCGCAACCGACTGCGACAGGTTCAGGTTGTCCCTGTTGGTCGCGTCGATGCTCGCGATCTTCATGTTGAGGATCTCTCGTTCGTGCGCCGCCTTCTGCTGGATCACGGTGGATGCGTCTGCCCCTTGCGCCGCAGCGGACGCTTCCGCCGCCGCCTGCTCCGCTTTCCGGCGTTCGATATTGCTCACGAGGATAGCGTCGTCCATCGTCTTTTCGTTCGCCTGCCTGATCTCCAACGCCCGCTGACTTTCTTCGATCAATTTGTCCGTGTACCCCTTCGCGATCTGCGCCATCCCCGCGGCTCGCGCTCGCTTGATGTCCTCCTCTGTCGCGCCCGCGCGCCTGAAGGCGGCAAGTTGTTCGTCAAGTTCCGCCAGTTCGTTCTTCGTCGTTCCCGCCGCGAACTTGTCGATCTCGATGCGCGCCTTCTCCGCCGCCCTCACCTTCTGCGATGCGACCCATTCCGCGACGAGGGTTTCCTTTACTCCCTTCTCCCTCATCAGGGCCGCTTCCGCTTCGATTTCCGCGATGCGTCCCACCGGTCCCTGCCCCGACTTGGCGATCTGGTCGCGCAGGTTGCGCTCGATCCCCTCGCGCTCCTTGCGCGCCCGATCCGCTTCTGCGTCGGCTTGATCCTTCCTGATTTTCTCGCGCTCCTTGTTGAGCCGCTTCGTCTCCTCCGTCGCGGCGGAGGTGAGTTCGGCCTGCGCCTTCTTCGCCCCGGCGAGTTTCGTTTCAAGGTCTTTCACCATCTTCGCCCAGTAAGCGGTTTCCTCGGCGGCTGCACGGAAGTCGTTGGACACCTGCTCCCCGAACTTAGGCCTCGCCATCGCGTCCGACTCCGCCCTCGCTTCCGCGAGGCGCGTCTTGTACGTCGTCAGCGCGGCCTCCATGTCTTCGACGACCTGCGTGGTCTTTTCCAACCCTTCCGCCCGGAGCGACTTCTGGAAGGCGTTGTTCGCGTCCTCCGCTTCCTTCGCCTTCCCCTTGAAGTACGCGAACGCTCCCGCTGCCGCCATTACAGCAGCGGCGAACGCAAGCACCACGGGATTCTTCATCATGGCGACGGTCGAAGCCCATACTGCGGCTGTCGCCGCTTTCACGGCGGGAACGAACGTCAGGGCGACCGTCGCCGCCGTCGCGGACGCTGCCACCCCGAGGGCGACGAGTCCCGCCGCCATCGCAGCGGACGCGACGGGATACTCGCGCATCGCCGCGTAGCCGCCGCCGAGGACTTGCAGGAATACTTTTCCGAGGTCTTCCTTCAGGTCGAGGATGACGACGCGCAGGCGACCGAACCCGGATGCCGCGCTCTCTGCGGGCTTCGCGAGTTGCGCGAGGATCTCCGGGGTGCGCCTTGCGACTTCCTGCATCCCGATCATCATCTTCGTCTCAGCGTCGAGCATGGACGTGGTGACGTTCATCGCCCTCGCGTACTGCTCGTGCGCCGCCTTCATGTCGATCAGGACGCCTGACGAGCGGAGCATCCGGTCGCGCCCCGTCATCGCGGCCCGCCCGACCGTTTCGTATGCGTCCGCCACGCTCACGCCCCACACCTTCGACAGCCGCTCCGCGAGCGCGGTCATGTTTTCGATCTGCGTCGGGGACAGTCCCGCGAGCATCTGCTTCGCCGCGAGGCTCGCCGCTTCTTCCATGCCCATCAGCCCTCGGGAAGCCGCCGTCATCCGCGACGTGATCTCCTCCGCCGTCAGCGCGTACTTCGCCCCGAGCGAGTCGAGGTTCTTCATCTGGTTCTGGAACTTCGCGGAGTCGGACGCGAACTCGACGTACTTCACGACGGACATATACGCGGCGGTCACGCCCGCCGCGAGTCCGACCCAGTTGTTCTTGAGGGTGTCGAGCATACTGCCGGAGGTTCCGAGTTTGCTGATGGACTCGCCGACGTTGCGGATGCCTGCGATTGCGGCGGTGCCGTCCGCGCTGATCTTGATTATGATCTCTCGCTCATTTGCCATCTGTTTTCCCCGGCAGTTCGAGTTCCTGCTTTAATTCCCCGAGAGCGCACCATTCGTCCATCGAGAGATCGTCCTGCCCGAACGGGTAGCCCGCTCGTTGCAGGAGGTAAAAAAACCAGATCAGATCGAACCACGCTGTCGGTCGATACGGCTCATTCCGGGGACACGTCGCGCAAACTGAAGCAAGGTGGGAACCGCACCCCTTTGCGCACTCTCTCTTTCGCTCGGGGGTGCAGTTGTCCCGTAGCCGCTTCAGTTCTTCCCCAAAGGGACGACCTCTTCTTCGACCCCCTCGCCGAGTTCCACGTCTGCGTCCGCCGCCTCGACGCGAACTCCGTCGAACGCTACGGCGGCGACGACCATGATGACATCGACCGCAGTCTCCGCGAGAAGTTCCTTCCAGTCCTCGCGGTAGTTTGCGGAAGCCGGATCGGAGGAGATCGGCACTCCGTCGTATCCGAACGCGCCCTCGCTGAAGCCGGTGATGATCGCCAGCCCGTACTTCATCGCAGGGTCGAAGGAATCGTAGACGACCTTGCTTCCCTTCCTGCGGAGCGACGCCTGCTTGTAGAGTCGCATCTGCGTGACCGTCGGAGTCGAGTAGTAGACCTCGCACTTCTCTCCCGCAGGCCCGCCCGTCAGGACGATCTTGTTCCTTTCCGACCGCTTCAGATCCCGCATGAACCCCCCCTTCAGGTAGTTTAGGTGAACGTCAGCGTCACGTCGTCCTCGCCCGCGCTCGGGCAGAGGGAAAGCCCGCCGTCCCACGTCAGGATGTTGTCACGGTCGGCGTACTTCGCGCTCTCCAGCACGACCTTCGGCGCGGCGAGCGTCAGGATGTTTCCGCCCGTTGCGCCGAACACGATCCCGAGCGTGTACTCCGTGTTCGCCTGCATCGCCGCGAGCGGGTTGAACACGGACAGGGCGACCGCTTCCGGGTCGATCTGCGCCGTGACCTTGCGCTCCTTGATGTAGTGCGCGAGGAATCCGGTCGTGGCGTTGACCGAAGGCCGCTTCGCGATCTCGTTTCCGTAGACGACCTTGAAGTTCTCGATGATCGCCTCGGTGTCGAAGTCTCCCATGTCGAACGTCGCCGCCTTCACGATGGGCGGCACGGTCGCGTTGTAGACCGTGTTCGTCGGAATCGTGTTGTCGGTCGGGTCGGCGTACAGGCCCGTGAACTCCCACTTGATCTTCGGGTACTCGCCCGCCTTCGCTTCCAGCGACCACGTACCCCGACAGCCCGTGACGAGGTACTTGTGATCATGCTGCTGCGCGTAGATCGTGATGCTGTTGCCGTCGATGTTGTCGTCGGGAACGTAGACATCCGACGTGGCCGGGGTGTTCGTGTGCGCCATCCCGCACCCCTCGAACAGTACGCCGATCTCCGGCGCGGTTCCGGCGGTTCCGCTTCCGCGCAGTTCCGTCTCGAACGACACCTTGACGTACTCGCCGATGTTGAGAACCGGACGGGTGCCGAAGAATCCCTTGACGTTGAGCCGGTCGAGTTTCCGGTACGACGGCTCGATGTCCACCGGCCCCGTCAGGATGCCGTTCGCGGAGTACGTCGGCGTAGGATCTGTGCCGTACGTCACTTCCTTCTTCGCCCAGATTACCTGAAATGACTTGAACATCTTTCCTCACCTCCCTTACGGCGATCCGAACGGATGCCGGTATTCAATGTGATACGTGTGCTGGAACGCCGCAAGAGAACGACCGGCATCGACGATCATCGTGTCTCCGCCGGTGCGGTAGAAGTTCATCGCGTACCCGCCGCGATAGATGTCGGTCATCAACGCTTCGTGGATCGCGTGGTAGAGCGTTTCCACGTCGCTGTCCTTGCAAAGCACTTCGATATTCACGTCGAGTTCCCACGTTTCAAAGCCCATCGCCTGCATCGGCTTGTTCTCGTTCTGCGGAAGGATGAACGCGGTCGGAAGCGTCATCTCGTCGAGGTCGGGAACCCGCACCTGCCCGACGAACACGGTGCTTGCGGTGAACTCCGACATCCCGATCAGCGTCGTCTTGATGTTGTCGAGCATATCGCTTCGCTTGCTCATCAGTACGCCTTCCCGATGAAAAGGGTAGTCCAGCCGGTTTCGTCCGACTGGACTTGCAGCACCCTATACGTCACGCCTGCGACAATGATCTCGCTCTTTACTGCGACCCCCGGAACGTCGGACGACTTGCACCCGATCTTCCCGGAGATCATCTGCGGCACGATCTGCCCGCCGAGAGAAAGTTCCTCCGGCTCAAGCGACAAGCAGACCCGGATCGCGGCTCCGCCATACGTCGCGGCTGCCCCGAGGTACGGGTCGAGCAGGAAAGAATCGTGGATGTCGGAGAAGTCCACGGTCGCCTGCTTAGACCATGTTCTTCCGGTAGTTCATCACGACGGACGTGAGCGCGGAGGCGGTGCCTGCTTCCGTGGTATCGACGAGAAGCCACTTCTTCCGCCCGTCCATGTTGATCGTGATGCTCTCGCACGCTGCGGCGTTCCCGACCTGCGTGAACGCTCCTCCGGGAACGTCGGTGTAGGATCCGCCCTGCGTGTCGCTCTCGGTCAACTTGTGGTCGAGCGTCGCGCCCGATCCCGCCGCCGCGGAGTTCAACGTGAAGATTGCGATTCCCTGCGCGTCCGAGCAATCCACCCCGGTCGTGACTCCGGTCGCCGAGATCGTGGCAAGCGCAAGGGATATGACGTTCGTGAGTCCATGTTCTGCACCCATATCTCTATCCTCCCCGTTTCTTTCCCCGAAGCGTCACCGCCTCCGGTTTCGTCCCGCCGACGTGCAGGGCAGGTGTCGGCTCGACCGCGATCACGTCGCCGACCGTTTCCTCTTTCGGAATGTCGTGGACAACAACGCCGCCATCGGTTGCCGGATCGAACAAGCGCGCCCGCCCGAGTCCGATTGCCGTCTTCGCGTCGTTCTCCGCCATGTCGAACACGTCGCCCTCGTAGACCATCTTCCCGTTCACCCAGAACTGGCGATACGTCGCTACGAGTTTGAACGTCTTACCGGATGAGGGGGACGGCGCGGAGACCAAGCCCCGCGCCGTCGTCGTTGTCATGACCATCCCCCGCCACCTCCTACGTGATGGAAGAAGCGTAGGAGAACGCACCGGGGTACCGCACGCCCACGTCCACGGTCTGGAACGCCGTGACCTCGATGATCCCCGCCTTCGACTGCGTGTACGGGTTGACCATCAGTTCGAGGACACCCCACTCCGCGAGGACCAACTGGCTGAAGTCCCCGAAGAACATCGTGGCGGCGGTCAACTGATTGCTGACCTCCGCACGATAGCCGTTGACGCGACCGGACCCCGCCGAACCGTTGCCGACCCCACCGGCTCCGCCCGCGAACGGCGTTCCGGCATCCTCCCAGATCGGCGACCACGTGGACGACGCCTTCACCCGCGCCTTGAGCAGAGCGCGGACTGCCGGGGTCGTGATGTAGGCGCAGGTGGCGGCATCCGCGTTCGCGGTCGCCACGTCCGTCTCGGCGTTGAGGATCGCCGCCCAGTCGAGCGACGTTCCGGTGAACCCGCCGATGTTCGCGGTCAGCGCGATGCCGGTGGGCTGTCCGTCCGCACCCGTTCCCTTGAACGCCGCCGCGTCGATGCCGAGCGCGAGGGCGATGGCGAGGTCGCCGTTCACCAGCGCGTCCACGGACGGATCGCTCTGGAGGAGGAGGTTGCGGGTGTAGTCGATGTTCGCCGCGATGTTCTTCGGCGTGAGCGACAACTGCCCGTAGGTGTTCGCGCCTTCGGTCGGGGCGACACCCTCCGCGACCCAGTACGTCGCGGCTCCCGCCGTCCGGCGCGGGATGACGACCGACCCCTTCAGGCCGGAGAGGATGCGCGCACCGAGCGCACGGATCAGCATCCGGTTGCGGAGCACGTCGATGAACTCGCTGCCGGCGTGGTCGGTGCCGACGAGGTAGCCACCGAGCGCGCCGCCGCTGGAGGTCGTGTCGAGGTCACGCTGGAACCGATCGTTCGCCCGCTTCCGCATCACGTCGTAGGGGACGAGGATGCCACCCTTGATCGTGGTGACGCCACGCTTGAGCAACTCCGCGTGGCACTCGCGCTCGAAACCAGCGTCCACGTTCGCGTTCTTGTCCATCGACAGGATCGCCCTCGCGATGGAGTACCGCTTCAGGTCGGAGCGGGTGAGGCCGAGTTCCGCCGCCGGGGTGTCGAGCGGCGTTCCCTCGCCGATCCGGGTGAGGCAGATGCCCCTGAACTCCTCGATGGATGTCCCCTCGGTGATTGCCTTGTCACGGATGAAGTGGGGAATCCCGTGCTTGCTGGCCCGCGTGTGGATCTCGTTCACGCGCTCCCGCTCCTTCTGCGCGGCGGCGTTCGAGGTACGCTGCCGGTCCTGCTCGATCTCTTCCAGACTCAGTTCCTTCTTCGACTCGGGCATGACCCGTTCCTCCTTCTCGCCCGCAGGGGGCTGATTGGCGGCCGCTGCTGCGGACGCATTGTGGGTTTCCGTGATTGCCGTTTCGATGTTCCTCGCGAGATTTTCCATGACGGACTGTTTCACCGCATCGCAGAGTTCGGCTAAGAGTGCCTTCGTGTCGGTCGCCACGACGGGGACGATCTCATCTTCCGACCTTCCAACGCCAACGCTGGTATCCGCCGGGATCGCGACGAACGACACCTCGTATGGCGTCCACTTCTTGATGAGGTAGACGGGCAACTGCTCCTTGATCGACAGGTTCTTCAGCCCGTCGTCCATGTCCTCCGGCTTCACCTGCACCGGCTCCTCGTCGATCATGTACCCGACGCTGACGTTCTGCCGGATCTCGTCGAGCACGTCCTGAAAGACCTCCTCGCCCTTCGCCGACTTGGAGAACCGGACGATCGCTCGCCCGCGCCTGTCCTCCTTGTCGCACCTGCAGGAGTCGATGACGCCGATCTGCGGAGGGCGATGCTCCTCCAGAACCGCCGCACCCTTCTTCATGCGCGACATGTTCATCGCGCCGGGAGCGTGGGAGAGGATCTCGATGCCCCAGAACCGAACGCAGGGTTCCTCAGATGAGAAAGCGACCTCGACCGTCCGCTCCTTCTCCTTCACTTGCTGACGGTCGAGCGGAATCATCCTGCTCCCCGTCGCTGGAATCTTCTCCAGCCACATCCGTTCCTGCTTCGTCTTCGTCCCCTGCATCGGGTTCCACCTCCTTCGGTTCGGGCTTCCCTCCATAGTCGAGTTCGATCCCGTACTGCTCCGCGAGTTTCTGCTCTTCCGCGAGTTCCTGATACACGTCCTCGATGTCCCCACCGGACTCCGAGATCACCGATGTTGCGGTCTTGAATCCAGCGCGCACCGCTGCCGAGTTTGCTTCCACGTCCTTCATCGGATCGACCCACGCCCACCTGCGCCCGATCCATACCGGCGCGTTGAATTTGTCGAACTTTGAATACGGGAGCGACCCGAAGATGCCCATCAGAAACCCCATCTCAAGCCAGTCCTCGAACAACGGGAGAAGCAGGACTTCCTTGAACCACTCCTGCTGCTCCTTCCACTCCTCGCGCTCCTCCACAAGTCCTGCGCGAATCGAGGAATAGTTCACGTCGGACAGGTCTTGCGAGAGGGACTGATACGCCAGCCCGAGTCCCGCGCTGATCCCGCGCAGATTCGACTTCACGAAGGCGTCGTGCTGTGAGTCGGGGTACTTCGGATCGTATCCGACGAACTCCTTGCGCCCGATGTCCTCGATCTGCCCCGGCGACGTTTCGGTGATGATGTTGCCCTGATCGTCCGTTTCGCCGACGTACGGCTGCGCCCCGTCGATGGGATCGCGGAAGAATCCCATCTTGCACGCCGAAGCGCGGGCGTTGATCAGCGCGGCCTCCTCGTATCCCCCGAGGTGGCGGAGTCGCGGCATCGACTGTGCGATCTGCGACACGGCGCGGGTCTGGTCGAGCCGCTCCGGGTCGTATAGATGGTATATGTCCTCCGCCGGGATGCGCTCCACTTCTCCGCCGATGGTCGTGCCGTACAGGTCGAACACGGGGGTGTACTTCTTTACCCAGTACGCGACCGGCTTCCCGTAGGTCGTTGTTTCCACTCCCAGCCGCACGACGTTCCCGTTGTCGGTGACGTAGTTCAACCCCTCGTCCACGCGGTCGGGTTCGATCATCTGCAACGTGAACCCGAACTTGTTCACGCCCTTCCCACGGATCTTCCGCACGAATACTTCCCCGTCGCGCTTGACGGTGTTCACGAGGAGCGATTGCACCTTGCGGAACGCATATCGCCCGGTGATCTCGCACGTCCCGCGCTTCGACCACTCCTTGAACCGCGCCTCGATCAAAGTGTTGGCATATCTGTCGAGGTCGCCGTTGTAATCCTTCGCCTTCATCTGGAGGACGAACCCGGAGTGCCCGACGATATTGCGCCGCGACGCTCGAAGGTACGCCTTCACGTAGTCGTTGTTCTGCTCAAGGTCGCGAGCACGAGCACGGACTGGCGACATCCCCTGCCGGATGTCCTGATCTGCCTTCGTCGGCGACGTGATCCAGTCCGCCATCGTGCGATCCATGCGGGCCGCTGCATACGCCCGTGTTCCGACCTTCGCTTCGCCCTTCGGGACAAATCCCATGTCGCGGACGATCTCCTTGATGATCCGGTATCGCAGACTTATCGGGTTCATTGGAACCTCGCGAGGATGCGCCTGTTCGTTGGATTGCCCGATGCGATTGCCTTTTCCGTCACCATCTGCTGATACAGGGACGACCGCGTTTTCTCAAGTGATCCTATGTCCTTGTACGTCACGGTGCGACCGTTCACGGTGATCGTTTCGACCTCGCGTGCGGACAGCCGATTGATCGCGCTCACGATGTTTTCGTAGGCGATCTCCGCAGGCCCGCGAAAATCCGAACCCGGAGTCGCGGCGGCGAGGTTCGGCTTGACGACGATGCGCCCGGAGTCGAGCGTGTACTTTTCGCCGCCGATGTTCGCCACGGAAGCCGACCACATCCACTCTCCCGGCACGAGCGCGCCGGTAACAGCCGCAGATACGGTGAACGACCACCCGCTCCCGGTGGGGGTCCCGTCAATCGAAACGGGTGCTTGTCCATATCGGAAAAAGATATACGTCAGCGTCCATGTTGCGTCGGGGTACGTCGTATTCGCCGCCTCCGTCCACGCCCACGTATCTCCCGCTGTCGCCCGCTCCGGTATGTTCATCCGCACTTCCTCCTCAGTACCGATTCACGAATCCGCCACGGCGAGAGAGTCCAGATGTTCTTGTCCCCGCGGGTGGAGTCCGGGGTTCCGCTCTCTTCTCCCCGTCTGCCTTGCTTGATTGCTCCTGCAACCTCTCTGCGAGTTGATCGAGGTTCGCGTTCAGGGTTGAGAGTGCCGCCATTGAATACGCCTCGCAGTCGAGTGCATCGTTCCTTGCCCTTACCTTCTGCCATACTTTCGCCGGGAACCCTCGCACGAACTTCGTTGTGATCTTCTCGGCGGTTAACTGCTTGAAGTATTCCTCGTCAATCTCCGGGCGAATCGGGAAGTGCATATATCCCGCGCCGAACTCTGTGACTTGAAGGCGAGAGTAGATCAGCCCCTTGCAGGTGTCAACACCGACAAGGCCGAGTAGAACCCCCGACTTCTTCTGGCGGCGACTTGGGATGCGGATGATCGGAAGCCCCGCACCGCCGACACCCTTGATCGCCCATACCCTGCGATGCTCGCGCTTGACGGCGAAGTCGTAGACCTGCTTCGTCGCGTGTCCTCCCGAGTCAATGCAAGCCGAGGCGATTCGCAGGGATGTTCCGAGATCGTGCGCCCACGCCCGGAGAAGAAGCGCGTCAAGATCGGCCCATACTTTCGGGTCGGTTTCGGGCCTGCCGCGAAGGGTGGCCCATTCTATGAGCCACGACTCTTCGCCGCGACCCCATCCCTTCACCACAACTTCAATGCGATCGTCCTGAACATCGACTCCCGCAGTAAGAACCGCAACCCCCTCGGGGATGATCGGCCCGTACGCCTCGCGTCTGGAAGCCAGAGTTCCGTCATCGACGGTGACTCCTTCTTCCTCCCATGACTCCGCGAGCGTCGTATTGATCCAGACCTTCAGGGTGTCGGCGTGTTTTTTCGCCTGATAGAACGCCTCAACGATCTTTTCCCACGACGACCACGGAGAGTAAAGTTCGTTAAGGTGAAACCCTGCCTTTTTTTTCCGCTCGGGGTATCTCGCGATCCACGTTCCGTTGCGGATCATCCTCGCCTTGTCGCGCTCCTGAAGGCGGGCCGCGCAGTGGGCGCACTCGTAATATACGTCCACCGGCTCGCCCGCCGCGCCCTTCGACCACTTGATCTGCCCCCACATCAAGACTTGAAGCCCGCCGCACTCTGGACAGGGAACGTGATACTGCCTCATGTCCGAGGATTCGTACTCGCGCTCGATCGCCGACGCGCCCTTGATGGTGGGGGTTGAAAACTTCCCGAGTTTTTTGTTCCAGAACGTCTGCGAACGCTTGTCCGCGAGTTTTATCGGGGAACCTTCAGTTCCTGCCGACATGGGGAAGCGATCTATTTCATCCTGAAGGACTATTCTCACCGGCCTTGACGCGAGTGAGGCCGCAGAGTTCGCGCCTGCGAGGGAGATGCGCCCTCCGGGGAACTCCTTCGCCCTAAGAGTGTTCCCTGAGTCCCTGCTTCGCGGGTCTTTTACCTTGCCCTGAAGGACAGGAGTGTCGCGAAGCATCGGGGCGAGTCGATCCTTGCTCCATATCTCCGCGAGTTCGATCGTCGGAAGCACGATCAGCATCGGCGCAGGGTCTTGATCGACGTGATACCCCGCGACGTTGTTCAGGATCTCCGTCTTTCCAACTTGCGAGGAGGTCATTCCGACGACTTCCTCGATCTCGGGGTCGGAGAACGCGTCCATGATGCCGCGCTGATATTCGGCACGCGATGTGTAGAACTGCCCCGGCTCTGCGGAGGACTCTGCGGAAAGTTTACGGTACCTGTCCGCCCATTGTGAGACTGTCAGTTTCGGCGGTGGGCGGAACAGGCCCATCGCCGACCGGATCATCTCCACCATCCTCTGCGACGCATCCAGAGTAGTCGGCGTTCGCGAGTTCCTCAAGGACTTCGTAACCTTCCCTCCTCAATACTTCGCGGATCTCCCCCACGTTGGAACAGGCGACCACTTGAAGCGGAACTTTGTCGAAGTAGGAGAGGAACTTCCCTCGCGCCGATGAAACGGCTCTCTCCCACGCCCGCATAACGAGAATTGTCGATACCAGTTCTTTACGCCTCTCTGCGTTCTCCATCTCGGCGGCGTCTGCCTGTGCCTTCATCAGCCGCGCCTTGTCCCTTGATATGTCGTCGGAGAGTATGCGTTCCCCTCCGGGGGAGGAAGATCGCAGGAACCGGATGTATCCCTGCACCGCTCCGACGAGTTCGTACTTCCCGGCAGATGCTCGGGGGATGATGCCTTCCTTCGCGAGTTGATAGACGCGCCGCTCCGTAAGGTCGAGAAGTTTCGCGATCACCGCGATCGGGAACGTCTGCCTCTTCGAGTTCGCCACTTCAGTACCACGCCGTCATGGATTTCAGCCCCGCTCCGGGGAGTACCCCGCGCCCCGCACCAGTCAAGGGTTTCCGGCCCGCTGAACTGAAATCGTGAGGATTTTCTGTCGGTAGAGGGAAAACATGGCGCGAATATACCCCCGAGGTTTTGCCACAGGAGGGAACCACCGATCCCTTTTCCCGTTTTGATGGCCTTCCCGGAATGGTCAGAAGGAGCGGGCCGCTGGTCATGCCTTTTCCTTGCGCTCGCTCAATGCTTTCTCAAACTCGATCGGGAACTGGTCGTCTATGAACCGCTGGATCACCTGATGGAATGGGAATCGCTTTGAGTATGCGGGCCGCGCCTTCGTCGCGATGAGAAGAGGAGTCATCATCCCCTTGTCTGCGAACCAGATTGTTTTCGGCGTTGCGATATAGTGACCCGTCCTCTTCTTCCTTGCCTTCGATGCCCTTGTGGTGTTAGCCCACTTGTCGGTCTGCGCACCAAGTCCTGAGATGATCTGTTGAATCTGACCGGGAGACATGTTCCCGTATCGGTCTATGGTCGCGCCGGGGCCGGGGACGAACGTCGTGCCCTTCGGGTATTGACCGCGCCCTCCGCGAAGATTGTTTGTCGTGACGCGAGATTGAATGAGAAGTTCGAACGCCTTGACCTTGCGCTCTCCTCCGTAGACCTCGGGGAGAAGATAATCAACCGCTCGCTTGTTCCACGTATCCCTGAACCCGACCTCTGCGGATATGTTCGTCATCGACGGCTTCGATACGCGCATGGCACGGAGAGTCCACGGAGTCGGGCGATCGAAGACCCGCATCATCTCCGAATATATGCGCTCTTTTGACTTGTCGGCAAGACGATCGACTGCCTTGACTGCCGAGAAGCGGATCTGTTGCGGGAGCAGATTCCTGAACCTGTCGAGGAGGATGTCCATGCCCTCAAATCTTACTCCGACTTCCACTTGGCAGTCCTCCGAGGCGGCGCATAAAAAAAGGTCGGGAGACGCGCATCTCCGACCCTATGCGAAAAATACGGATTCCAGAATCACTTGTCAA